ACAGCGATGGTTTTTCTTTAGGTAGTGATGGAGAAATTAATCAAAACAATAAAACTTTTGTAGCATGGAATTGGAAAAAAACTGCAACTGCTGGATTTGATATAGTTTCATTTACAGGAAATGCTACTGCAAGAACAATCTCACACTCATTGTCAGCAGTTCCAAAATGGTACTTAGTAAAAAATAGAAGTGCAGGTAGTACGTCATGGAGAACTTATCATACAAGTATAGGTGCAACTAAATTTATGGCTTTAGAGCATGATTATGCTGAAGCATCAGCATCAAGTGTTTTTAATAATACCGAACCAACAAGTTCAGTTTTTTCAGTTGGTACTGATACTGGTGCCAATGGAAATGGAAATAGTTTGATATGTTATTTATTTAGTGAAATTAAAGGCTACTCAAAATTTGGAAGCTACACAGGTAATGGAAATGCTGATGGTCCATTTGTTTACACTGGCTTTCTTCCAGCTTTTGTTATGTGGAAACGAACAGATGCTGCAAATGATTGGATGATGGGAGATAATAAAATAACTACTTTTAATCCTAAAGATGGGATGATGAGAGCAAACTTAACTAATGCAGAGTTATCAACAAACCCAGTAGATTTTTTATCCAATGGTTTTAAAATTCGTTTAAGTGGTAATGCTTTTAACAATTCAAGTGGAACATATATTTACATGGCGTTCGCAGAATCACCATTTGTAAATAGCAAGGGCGTTCCAAATAATGCTAAATAGGATAATATTATGTTACAAAAAGTAAAATTTGCACCAGGATTCAATAAACAAGTTACCTCAACGGGTGGTGAGAGCCAATGGGTTAATGGTGACAATGTTCGTTTTAGATATGGCACACCTGAAAAAATAGGTGGCTGGTCACAATTAGGATCTGTTCAGATAACAGGTAGGGCAACAGCCATTCATCATTTTGTAAATACATCAGGTATTAAATATGCAATACTAGGAACAAACAGAATATTGTACGCTTATTCTGGTGGTATATTTTATGACATACATCCAATTAAAGCTACGACAACTTTAACAAGTGCATTTTCTACAACTAATGGATCAAAGGTTGTAACTTTAACTTTTGCATCTGCACATAATATAAACAAATTTGATATTATATTATTAGATAATTTTACATCTATTACCAACTCTGGTTTTGTATCTGGTGATTTTACAGATAAAAAATTTATGGTAACTTCAATACCTACAAGTACAACTCTTACAATAGAAATGGAGTCTAACGAGTCTGGATCTGGTGCAACAACATCAGGTGGTATTAGAGTTCAACATTACTATCCTGTAGGACCAGCAGTTGAGGTTGCATCTACAGGTTGGGGCCTTGGATCTTGGGGCGGGCAACAGTTAGGTCAGTTTACATCCACACTATCATCATCAATAAATACAAGTGTAACATCATTAACTATGGCCAGCTCATCTTCTTTTCCATCAACAGGAACTGTTATCGTTGGATCAGAATTAATTACATACACTGGTAATAGTGGAGGCACACTAACTGGATTAACAAGAGGTGCATTAGGAACTACAGCTGCATCTCATTCATCAGGTGCAACAGTTACTGATGCATCAAACTTTTTTGCATGGAATGCTGCAGCATCAGGAGACGTTATAACTGCACCGGGTCTTTGGTCACTAGATAATTTTGGTAACAAATTAATTGCAACTATTAATGGAGGTGAAAGCTTTGAGTGGGACTCTAATCCCATTGGAGCAAATAATACAAGAGCAACTATTATAACAAGTGCACCAACTGCATCTGCATTTAGTTTAGTATCTACTCCCGACAGACACTTAATATTTTTTGGAACCGAAACAACGATTGGAACTAAATCTACACAAGACCCAATGTTTGTAAGATTCTCTTCTCAAGAAGATATCAATACTTATGCACCAAGTGCAACAAACACTGCAGGTACACAAAGACTTGCAGATGGATCTAAAATTGTTGGAGCAATTAGAGGTCGTGATGCAATTTATATTTGGACAGACAGTGCGTTATTTACTATGAGATTTGTTGGTCCACCTTTTACTTTCTCATTTCAACAGGTTGGTACAAACTGTGGATTGATTGGACAGAACGCAGCTGTTGAAGTTGATGGTACTGCGTACTGGATGTCAGAAAATGGTTTCTTTAGATACACAGGTAGACTAGAATCATTACCATGTTTAGTTGAGGATCATGTTTACGATGATATTAACACAATACCTAAACAACATATCAATGCAGGTTTGAATAACTTGTTTGGTGAAGTAATGTGGTTCTATCCTAATGCTGGATCAGGAACAGTAAACAGAATGGTATCTTACAATTATCTAGACTCAAGTCCCGAGCGACCAGTATGGACTACAGGAACATTAGCTAGAACAGCATGGCAAGACTCTGCTGTATTTGGTAAACCGCATGCAACAGAATATGATTCAAGTGCAGAAACATCTGACAGTGATGTCAACTATGTTCATGGTAACACTGATGGTGCAACAACATATTACGAACATGAAACAGGATTAAATCAAGTTAAGTTAGGTCAAACAACAGCGATTGCTGCTAATATAGAATCTGGTAATTTTGATATTGGTGCACAAGGTTTAAACGGTGATGGTGAGTTTATGATGAAAATAAGAAGAGTAATACCAGATTTTCTTGCACAAACAGGCGATGCAAGAGTTACGCTAAATTTAAGAGATTTTCCAAATGACACTGCAGCTAGTTCAACACTAGGTCCATTTACAATAACAAGTGGTACACAAAAAATAGATACACGTGCAAGAGCTAGAGAGATATCTTTAAAAGTAGAAAATACTAGCACGAGTCAGTTTTGGAAACTAGGTACATTTAGAATAGATTATCAACCAGATGGGAGAAGATAATGGCAAAGATAGTACAATCATTAACACAACCACCAAAAGAGTATGATCAAATAACATTCTTATCTTTAGTTAGAGATTTAAATGGGTTGATTGAAAAATTAAACACAACATTTCAAGAGGAGAAAACAGAAGATAATGATGCAGTTATTTTCTTTTTAGGATCATAATGGCTAATATTTTTGTAAATAAAAAAGTAGATTTAACTACAACTAATGCTACCACGCTATATACAGTGCCTTCAGCAACAACTGCTATAGTAAAATCTATATTAGTAAGCGACGATAGTGGTAGTGGATCTACCATAACTATACAAATAGTAACATCTTTAGAAGCCACATTTAGTGTTGCACATGTAAAGACAATAGCAGCCAACACGCCAACAGAAATATTAACAAACCCATTAATCGTTGAAACAGGAGAGATAGTAAAAGTGACAGCGGGTAATGCAAATAGGCTCCATGTGATCCTATCGGCTATGCAAGTAACACCTAGAACTGTTACAACATAGTCTTGATTTACTTGTGAAAAACAAGTAATAGTATAAATTCAGGTGAAATCCCTGCCTTTTAACATAAACAATATTTAATATATATGATCAATAGAGCAAAAATGCCAAGACAGTTACGTAATAAAGGTGGGATAACCAACGTTACTCCTAGAACAAATTATTTTCTTGGTGGGATTAAAAGAAGAATAAGAAAACTTATACCTAATGAGTTAGCAGATATTGCAGTTAAAGCTGCACCGTTTGTTGCACCATTTAATCCTGGTATTGCAGCAGCGATGAGAGGTATAGGTAGATTTGATCAACGAGGTAGTATCAGTGATGCATTTAAACAAGCAGCAGGAACTTATATTGGAGGACAAGGTCTTAGAATGTTAGGTGGAGCAGGAGCGCAAGAAAATTTTTTTGGAACAGCAGGTGATAGATTTACATCTCCATTAAGTTCACAAAGAACAACATCATTAAAAAATTTATTTCAAAAAGATAAAGTAAAACCTTTTGAAGAAACTGCAAACGCAGGTAAAAAAATAGCAACAGAAAGCACAAAAGGTTTTGAATTTGTAAAAAAAGGCGCTGAAAAATTAGACAATATCCCTATAATAGGAGATTTATCTAATATGGTTAAACAACAAATATTAGTAGGTGGAGTTACAACAGCAGGAACATATATCTATGAAGCATTTTTAAAAGAAGAGCCACCACAACAAGAGAGTGAAACTTACGAAGAATATATGGCTAGAAGAAAAGAAAACGTTGGTAGAAAAATGAAAGGGTATTTTGATAATTATTTTAAATTTGATAAAGAATATTCATCTATGTCAGAATCGGAAAAACAAGCGTTTATTGATAGAGTCAATGTTAAAGATGGTGGTAGAATAAAATATCAAACTGGTGGTATTACTATGGCTAATACACTTGCAGAAAATATAAGACGTAATGTAGCTAATCAAGCTGCAGTAGCACAACAATTTGAGCGAGCTAGAAAAAATATACCACAGAAAACAGATGTTCAAGAATATGCAATGGGTGAAGATAGTATACTAGGACCTCTTTCAAAAAAAGCAGCATCTACAATAATGGAAGGTCAAGATAAAAGTCAAGCTGCGTTGAATGTTTTAAATCAAACTATGGCACCTACTAGTGCAGGAGAAGCTGGTGCAATTATTACGGATGGCCCTAACAAATTTAGAATTAATGCTGATGGATCTAGAACTATGATAGGCTCTATAGGAGAAGGTATTATGACACAAACACCTACAATCTCAACTCCGACACCTGATGTTGGTAGAACACCAACAACAGCAAACAATTTATTGGGTCAAAGTTATACTCCAGGAGCTCTTTCAGATTACGGTATTTATTATTATGGAGGTGATGATTATGAACTTCCTATTTATGAAAATATCAGTGGGATGGACATGCGTGTGGGTGGTAGAAAAGCTAGTAAAGATGAAGTTGAAAAATACATGTTAGAACAAGGAATGACACCAAGTCCTAATTATCAAAAATCAACAATAGATCCTATGACAGATCAAGATATTATGGAAGGCTATGCAAAATTTAAAGAACAAAATCCAGGAGCTGGAATGGGAGCAGGTTTACAAGTTATGATTAATGGAGTATTACCAGATGGAACACCACTTACATTTAATAACAGTGCACAAGCAAGTGCTTTTAATCAGTATTTAGAATCTATAGGACAACCACCTTTTAAAAGAGTTTCTCAAACTGCTAAACTAACAAAATTAAATGACCCTATGATGACAGGTTTTGATTATTCAAAAGAAATTAATTGGTCACCAGGTCAACCTGCACCTGAGGGTTATAGAGTGGTTAACATGATGGGAGATGAATTTTTAGAAAGAAAATTTCCTAGTAAAGAAGAAGTAGCTGGATTACCAATGCCACTAATGGGTCCAGGAATGATGCCACCATTAAATGCACCAGAAGATCCAGATGCAGGTTTATCTGGTCAAGAGTACGCTGAAAAATACGGTATACCCTATGCATTAGGTGGTAGAGTAGGATTTTCAGAAGGTGCTAACTTAAAAATAAAATTAAAACAAATAGGTTACGAAGATAGACTTTTAGATAAGTTGAGTTTAAAACAACTTAGAGATCTTCTTGATAGTGAAAAAGGAACATTTACAGATCAAGGCACATATAGAGAACCAGCAAAAAAAGGTGGCATGCCAACAGGTATTATGAAGACTAATAAAGCAGGTGTCATGGAGAGAGACTACAGAGACAAAGGTGGTTTTGTGCCTGTGGGTATAAAAGAAAAAGCAGATGACGTACCAGCCATGTTATCTAAAAATGAATTTGTAATGACAGCTAACGCGGTTCGAGGAGCGGGCAACGGGAGCATTGAAAAGGGAGCACAAAGGATGTATGATACAATGAAAAGGTTAGAAAAGAGAGTAGTATAATGGCAGAAGGAATATTAGATATTTTAAAAACCATAGCTGGATCACAAGTTTCAGAAAAAGAAGCACAGAAAATAAGAGAGCAAAGTTTACTTGATGTTATAAAAAGTTTAGCTGGTGCACAAGTTTCTGAAAAAGAAATGTCTAGAATTATGGAAATGATACAAGAAGGTGATTTACCATCTAAGTCTATGATGATAGATACTACTACATCTGCTTTTGGTGATGCAGGAAGAGGAAGAGAAGTTCCCTCATTTTTAAGAGAAGAAGCAAGAGCTAACGGTGGCAGAATAGGTTATCAGACAGGTGGTGTTACAGAAACAAGAACTTTACCACCAGAATTTATAGAAGCAGCACAGAAAACATTTTTAACGGATTTATCAAGACAATCAGGGATACCTAGTATTACCACTGCAACAACTCAACAACCAGGTGAGACACCAGAGCAATTTGCAAATAGACAGGCACAGGCACAACAGTTTAATATTACAAGAGCGGGTATGGCAGAACTTGCACCGCAAGTAGCTGCGCAAGATGCATTGCAAGCTGCAGCATATCAACAAGCAGTAGATCCAACAAAAGGTTTAGGAGCATTTCAACCATTCTTAACAGCAGCAGGTCAAGCTGCAACGGGTGCAACAGCGCTTACAGGAACTGGAGCTGGAACAGGAACAGGATCTATTGCATCTTATACATCTCCTTTTCAACAACAAGTTATCGATACAACGTTAACAGAGTTTGACAAACAAGCTAAGATAAGACAAAATCAATTAGCAGCGTCAGCATTAGGAACTCCTGGTGCATTTGGCGGTGGTAGAGAAGGTGTACAAAGAGCAGAGTTTGATGCAACTAGTGATTTAAATAGAGCAAGAATATTAGCAGACTTAAATCAAAGAGGGTTTCAACAAGGACAACAAGCAAGACAACAAGATCTTGCAAACCAAATGGGTATTGCAAACTTACAACAAGGTTTAGGTGGAGCAGCACAAGACTTTAGTAGAGCACAAATATCTGGTCTTGGCGCACTAGGTGCAGCGCAACAAGCACAATCACAAGCGGTGCTTGATGCACAAAGACAAGCAGCACAAATGGCAGTTCAAGATCCAAGAGATAGATTAGCTAGATTTGGTCAAGGTATCGTAGGTTTAACACCAGGTGCAGGATCAGTTCAAGTATCTCCAGAGGCAGCTACAGCACCGGGAGCTAGTCCTTTACAAACAGCATTAGGTTTAGGTTTAGCAGGGGCTGATATATACGGTAGATTATTTCCGAGGTCAGGATAATGAGTAGAATATTAAAAAGACCTATGTTTAGAAGAGGTGGATCAACTAATACTGGTATCATGTCTGGTATTACGGATAGAACTAATTATCAATTAGGTGGTATAGATAAAGAAAGATTAAGAGGAAGTGCTACAGCTATTCAAAGTTTATTAAATGAATTATCACCTGTGCCTAAAACAAGATTACCTATAGGTGCATTTGGTTTAAACATAGCATCGGGTATGAATATAACAGATGCGTTAAGAGATCCGTATGCACAGTTTACAAAAGCAGATGATTTAAGAAGAGCGCAAATAGCTAAAAGAGGCCAAGGCGCTGTATCTACTGCACTTAGTATGGAGCTAGAAAGATTAAAACAAAAACCAAAAGAATTTACAAGAACATTAACTCCAGCTCAAGTTAAAGAACAATATCCTAGTTTACCTGAAGGTTCAATTGTTCAAATAAAACCAGATGGCGAAGCCAAGATTACTAAACCAGACTCTGCTTCAGTTAAAAAAAGAGCAGATTTAAAAAGCACTATTGGTTTATTAAACAGAGTTGAAGAAAAATATCGTGAATTAGGTAAACCTGTTTCAGGTCCTTTTAGTGTAGATCCTGATAGATTATCTGGACAAATAGGACAATTTTTTGGAACAAAAAAAGGTAGAGGTTATGCAACTTTAAAATCTGATATAGATAAAACAACTACATTTTTAACACAAGCCATATCGGGTGCACAAGTATCTGAACAAGAGGCCGAAAGAATTAGAAGATTGATTCCACAATTAAATGATACTGAAGCTCAATTTGAATCAAAACTTAAAAGTTTAAGATCATATTTAGGAGAGGCAGTTAAAAATTATGGAGGAGATGTAGAAGAATTAATGAAAGCAGGAGTATCTGCTGCAGATTTTTTACCAACGAGACAAAAAGAATTAGAAGACATGTCTGACGAAGAGTTAAAAGCATACGAACTAGACTTGTTAAAGTCACAGGGATGATATGGACAGAGAAGAACTTATTAATAGAATTAAAGAATTAGAAAAAAATCAATCTAAATTTTCTTTAGAAGACGTACAAACAGAAATTAAAAAAAGAAAAGAAAGTCCTTATAATAAAATAGCTGACTACGATGAATTGCCTGATGATAATGATAATGCTATCTCTGAATACTTAGCTTCACCTAAATTTAGAAGGTTAGCTTTAGAAATATTAGGTGGTGTAGCAGGTGCTTATACAGGTGGTACTTTTTTTGCTGCACAAGCAGCGTTACGTCCTGCTTTAGGATTATTATATAGATCATTAGGAGCAGGTGTTGGTGAAGGGGCTGCAGCAGGCGCAGCACAAATATTTGATCCAAGAGATGATGTAGCAAAAGAAGTTTTAAGAGGTTTTGCAACTGGAGCAACAGCAGAAAGTATAGGAGCAGCTATTCCTGCAATTATTAAAAGAATTGGTTTTAAAGGTATTAAGTATGAAGATGAGGCAGAAAAAGCAGAAAGAATTTTAAAAGATATAAAAATTAAAAGAAAACAAAATACAGGAACCACAACAAAAGCTGTTGATGATGATAAAATAGATGCTTTAATTACTCCAGGTATAGGTAGTGAAAATAGATTAATAGATATATTAGAAAATATTACAGAAAAATCTTTTGTAGCGGGAGGTAGAATTATATCTACTAGAAAAAAAGCTGAACGATTAATAACAGCAGAGTTAGAAGATTTTGTTGGTGATTTTTCTAATAAGGCAACAAGAACTAACGCAGGTGATTTAGCATTAAGTGCTGTGCAAAATTCATTAGATTATTTTAGAGCAACTGCAAGATCAAAATATGCTAAAGTAGATCAACTTGCTAGAGAACAGATTTTATCTAGAGCCACAGGGCAAGTAGTAGCCACTAGACCTATAACAGTTAATTTAAGAAGCACTATAGATGAAGCTAAAAAATTAATAGAAGACACTAAAGTTTTTAGAGAAATAGAACTTGATGCACAAAAAGTTTTAAGAATTATTGCTAGATTAGATAATGACCCTAACGTTACTTTTGATGTTGCAAATGGTTTAAGATCAAGATTTTTAGCAATTACCAGATCTAATAAAGATTTAGTAAAAGGTCAGTCTGAAAGATATGCAGCAAAATTAGTAAAAGACATATCTAAAAATTTAGACGAAACTGTTGATGCAATTGATGCAACTGCATCGCCAGGATTAAGAGCAGCTTATGATAGTGCACAAAGATTTTATAGATTAGGAGTTACAAAATATAACAATAAAATTTTAAGAAATTTAGCTGAAAAAGCTCCCGAAGAAGTTTATACAACTTTAATAAAACCTAGAAGACCTGCTACGGTAGAAGCACTTATGAATGCTTTAAAAAATACTAAAGACCCTGCATTAAAACAAGATTTATTAAATACAATGAAAGGCACAGTAATAGGTGATATTGTTGGTAATTCCGTTAGATTAAAAAACGGTAAAGTAGATGCTAGTTATATATTAAAAGAATTTCAAAAGTTTGGAGATGAAGTATTAGTAAATACTGGATTATTTTCTGCTAGAGAAGTTAGACAGTTAGAAAATTTACTTAATGCTTTAAAGGTTGCTCAAACAAAATCTGTAGGTGAAGGGATACCTGGATCTATTTTTATTCAGTTAGGACAAGCGGGAGCTGTTATGGGGTTATTATCTGGTATATTTACGGTGCCTTCTGCTGCCATAGTTTTTGGTCCAAGTGTTGTGGGACGTTTGTTTACTAATGAAAAATTTATTAAATTTATTAGAAAAGGTTTTTCTTTAAATCCAGGTAGTAAGGAAGCTTACACTAATGCCTCCCAACTAATAGGCGCTATGATTAGTAATGGATTAATTGACAGAGACGAAGGTGAAGATTATTTAGAAGAATTAAGAGAATCTATTAGAGAAGATTTACAAGGTAAAGTAGCTCCTCCACAATTTCCTACTATGGATAATATAGGAGTTACAGAAGAACCACAACAACTAGCAACTCAACCAACGTTACCTACACCTAGTTTAACAACACCCAGTGTAAACCCTGCATTAGTTAGTCCAACACCAACAGGTGTTGCAAGTTTAAATCAAGGGTTAACACCTACAGAGTCTGCTTTATTGTCACCTGAAGAACAACAAATAAGACTTAGATCTAGAGGATTAGGATAATGTCTAGTGAAGATTTTAAATCGTTTATAGTAACAGATCCAGATATTGTT